CAGGTCGCCACTCGACAACCTTCAAGAACTCCAATACGATGTTGCTATCAGGTGCAACACCGCTCCAAATGAAGCCAATTCCATTACTAGAACCAGATGATATGCCTTGTGCGACTTCGGTCGCACTCGTACCCGGGATGCCGCCGAGGAAGCAGCAATCCGTACCAAGATCAGGTCCATCACTCGCAACAGTTCCCGTCGTCCTATAGTACTGACTAGAAGAGGTTGGGCGAAACTTGTTTTCGAGTGTGTCCATCGGACATCTTCCGACAGTGTCGGAATATAACATCATATTGTTAACATCCGGTGGCAAACCTGCGTCTCCCGTGAGTAGAGCCTCACGAGGTACGTTGTTTAGATACCCTACCCGACCCGATAATGCATCATTCCTTCCTGTGTATGACCACTTGAAACAAGCTGCCGCAGTGCGGCAATCCTGCACAAGTTGTCCAGAAGCAATTGGCAACATCGCATCGTTGATAAATTGACCATTTGGTGTCGGTAGAGAACCTCCCATTCCTAGTGGAGCAGCAATGGTGTTGGTTGGGTTAGTTCCTGTAGCTGAAGACTGAAAGCAAAAGAGACTACCATTTCGTTGGGTAGTCGAAGACGCAGATCCCGCCGAACCAATGTAGTCGGGGAACCAGACGCAATAGCCATGAGTGTATGAGTCAGCGGTTGAAAGTTCCAGAACTCTGGTAACTCTCGCCATGTACCCTCCTTCTGAAGCTCCATATAGAGGCTGCACAAGGTTGCTAGTACACGGATTAGCCAATAACTTAGCATAACTAGTTGTTTGCGCTTCGAGACTTGTTGCTGTCTCTAGTCTTGCCGGAGGCCTTTGGGGCCTTCGGCTTCTTTGCTGCCGCTGAATCGCGGCCTGTCTTCGTTGAGCTACCGCTCTTCTTCGAGCTTGTTTCGTAGGCATTCTTAGCAGTAGATTGTTTCCTTGACTGATTGTTTACCTTACCAGAAGATTTCTTAGCAGCCTTCTTAGGTTGCTTGTATTCGCGGGACCGAACCTTCTGGGTCTTTTCTGTAACCTGTTTTGTCTCAGGTGAGGCTTGTTTAGCTTTACTGGGTTTAATACCCTTTCCCTGCACTACATCTCCGTTGATGATGCATGTTACTTCAGGGTCGTAGAATTCCGGAGTGAGATCGAGGCATTGAGGTGGTGTCATGGGGTTTCCATGCTTTAACCACTTCTCGAAGACGTCATGGTCGAAATCTGGCATCTGTTCGTAGATGACGTCGTCCATCCAGGCCCCATAGGTGTTAGGGAACTGTTCCTCACTGTCAGTGAACGTAGCCCAGTGGCTAAGCATTTTGACAGTTTGTTCGTTCTTCGACACTATCGCTTTCTTAACGCGAACAGTGCTCACTTTCTTTGCGAATGCTCCAAGAATTGGTGTATTCTTATCAGTCAGGAGTATCGCCACGGCCTTATCCCTGGCTTTCTGCTCAGGGGTCATTGAATCATCAATGTTTATGGTCGCGTGGAATTTTACAAGCTGACGCTTTACGTCGCTCATGCTGTCCATACCTCCGGACCATGCCTCTCCATAGAGACGTGCCAGGAATTGAACAGGTTCACCTCGCTTCTTGAAGTCAAGTTTAAGTTGTTGACCCCAAGATTCAGCGGCGTGCCTATAGCACCGTTCAGCTTGAGCTGCAGTGTATTGCGGTGGGATGGCGACTAGACCATCATCACCTCCATAGACACCCAATCCGGCCCATGCTTCGTCAGACGTTAATCCGAGTCCACACATGGCAGAGAATGAGATGAAAGCTGTGAGTATCGTGTTGAACAGTGACGTTTCAGGGCTTCCAGATGCACGGGCATATCCAGTTTCATACCTCTTTGCACCCAGTTGCCCAGGTTT